TGGTCAATGCCGATGTTCCGTCCAATGTTGGTGCTGTCCGCACTGGCGAAAGGCAGGCGCGTGAACACTTTAGGGTTCAGCATGCGCAGGCCGTGCAACTTCACCAGCGGCTGGCCTTCGTCGTTGCAAACCACGCGCATGGCGCGGGCAATCTGGCCCCACCATGCGGCGGTGCCGATAGTTGCAAACTCACCCGAGCTGCCAATGCACACGCGGGGCCACGCTGTCGCCAGGCGCTCAAGGCGCTCAAGGCTTTCGTGCATGTGCCATACCGGGGCACCAAACCAGCGCGGCAGCGGCCATTCAGCCAGCAGCGCGTCGTTTGCTGCCTCGTCGCCGTCTATCACGTCGGGCACCACGGCAAAGTCACAGGCCGGCACCATCTTGCAGGCGGCAGCCCACTCGTAGTAGCCGCGCCAGTTCTGCACGGGCTCGCCCTTCTTCCAGGCGCTGAAGGCGCCGTTGTCCACGGCGAAGCTCTGGCACACATCAACCGCAACACACAGTTGGTCGGCGTGCGCGTAGCTCACGAAGGCGTGCCCGGCCTCAACCGCTTTGTTTGCGGCCGTCGCTGGCGTTATCGGTAGTCCGTGGTAGTGGATCAAGTGTTTTTCTCGCTTCGGAAAGAGCCGGCTAACACGCAATTCGATCCGACCGAGTACGGCGGCTCAACTCTGCGTTAGGCAGCTTCTTCCGCGCCGCGATCTTCACCAACAATCTCTTGTGCGCTTCGTAGGACTCTATGATTGTTTCGTTGCTCGCAAGCGCGCTGAATCGCATCTTCGCGGCCCAATCAATGGCAGCTTGGCTTGGCTTCATCGGCCTAACCCGCCGGCACTCAACCGGACTTGCGCCGGCAGGTTCTGTGGTCATTTCAGCTCCTCACTCGGCGCAAGCCGGTTAGATTTGCGTTAGGCGTCAATACGCGCCTCGGCTTCCGCGTCCAGTAGTAGATCGTCAGTCTCTGCCCCGATCTTCACGCCAGCCGCAGCAGCGCCGACGTTCTTGCACGCCTGCCGGTAGTAGCTGGCCTTCAGCTCCACGCCCACGCCACGCCGGCCCAGCAGTACCGGGCTATAGACCTCGGACCCGACGCCCATGAATGGCGTGAACACGGTTTCGCCTGGATTGCTGAAAAGCTGCACGCATCGGTCGATCACATCAAGCTGCAACGGGTGAACGTGCTTCTCGTCTTCGCCGTCGCGCGCCTCTCGGAATGGCAAAACGTGCTCGATGCGAATGTCATCCCACATGCAATCCGCGTACTGCCGCCAGATCCAATGCGAAAAACGGTTTTCGGTTTGCTTGCCTTTCCACCCGCGATAGCGCATCACATCGCCAGGCGGGGTGCGGTCGCCTGCATAGTCAAGCATGCCCACCGGGTGCGCCACCGGCACCGGGTTTGCGCCACGCTTGCGAAATGTCAGCAACTGGTCGCCAGCCGCCACGCCGCAGTCGATCGAATCCTCGACAAGCGACTGATGCGCTAGGTTCTTCTGCATGGTGCGCAGCCGCACCGCAAGCGGCTCTTTCCAGATCATGCGACGCCCGGCGAAAAGCCAGCCCTCGCGCTCGTGCAGCCGGATGATGTCGCCGGGAAAGTCGATGTAGCTGTCGGTTCCGCTGTTGCTGCGTGGCACATCCATACAGTGAACGGCGGTCACGCGGCCTGGCATAGTGATGCGGTTCAGTTCGCGCACGCAGAATGCGTACTGCTCAAAGAACGTGTCGTAGTCGTCGCAGTTCGACAGGTCGCGCTCGCTGCTGCTGTAGTGATACAGCCCGCCGAACGGCGGCGAGTAGACAGAGAGGTGAACGCAGGCGTCGGGCATGCCTTGCATGACCTCTACGCAGTCCCCGTGATACAGGGCGAACTTGTCGGTAATCAGTTGGTCATGCACAGCCATTGCGGTATCTCCTGAGTCTTGGTGAAAGCGGAAGCGCGGTCGATTGCCTGGGCGGCATTCATCTCGGCCACGAGGTTAGAGAACATCTTGTCGGCCTGCTCGGCCTTGCGTTGCAGGTTGCGCAGCACGCCGCGCTCGCCTTCTGTGGTCACTATGTCAACCGTCACCGGGCGCTGCTGTCCGAAGCGCCAGCACCGCCGCACGCCTTGGTAATACTGCTCGAACGAGTGCGATGGAAAGAACGTGATATGGTTGCAGTGCTGATAGTTCAGTCCCCACGCGCCGATCTTCGGCTTGGTAATCAGCACGCGGGCGCGGCCCTCGGCAAAGTCCAGCAGCTTGCCTTCCTTCTTGTCGTCGGTGTCGGCGCCGCTGACCTGTATTGCGTCGGGGATCAAGTCCTCTAGCTGGTCGCCTTCGTCGTTCAGGTGGCACCACACAAGCGCCGGCTGGCCTGTCGGGTTCACAAGAGCGGCCACCCGCGCGCATCGCTCCTTCAACGTGCGGCGCCGTTCCTCGCGCTGCTCATCCAGGCCAACGGCGGGCAGCGCGAAAAGAAAACCGTCCGCCACAGTCTCAGCTTCGACAACATGCTCAACCTCGCGCAGTTCAGGCAGCACGAAACGCGCATCGTCAAACCCGAGGTCAGACGGTCGGCGCATAGCACGCGCCCAGGAGCATACCCAGCGCCAGAATGGCAATTCGGCGTGTCCCTTCAGGCGCCACTTGATGACCTCGCCACCGATGCGTCCCTGGGCGCTGTTGTTCATGTCGTTCTTGAAAAAACGATTGAGCATGTCCATGTGGCCAAGGTAGCCCAGGGCTTCGCTTGAGGTGCCCAACTCCGTGAAGTCATTTGGCGCGGCCGTGGCCGTCGCCAGCAGGCGATAGGGCAGCTTGCGAGCAAAGGCCGTGATAGCGCCGCGCGTTGCGCCGCTGTAGCTCTTGAGAATGCTGCTCTCGTCGCACGCCACTCCGACAAACTGCGTCGCGTCGAATAGGTGCAACTTCTCGTAGTTCGTAATCGTGATGCCAGCGTGTGGCACGCCGTTGCGCGACACCTTGGCCTCAATGCCGAACTTCTCCGCGTCCTTGGCAATCTGGTGCGTCACGGCCAGCGGGGTCAGCAGCAGCACGCGCCCGCCAGTGCGCTGCACCACGTTGTCAGCCCATACCAGTTCAATGGCGGTCTTACCTAGTCCGCAGTCGGCGAATACTGCCGCCCGGCCCTTGAGCAAAGCCCACTCCACCAGATCGGCCTGAAAGTCAAACAACCACGACGGCATACTCACCGGGGCAAATCCGTGATTGCCGTCTAGTTGGGTTTTGCGGTCCAAGAACTGCGCGTAACTCATAGTGGTGTCGTCCTTTGGGGTCAGGTATTTGGTAGGCCGAGTTCGTCGGCGGCGTGTTGCTCGATGCGGGTCATGTAGTCGGAGAACTCGGCCACGCTGAGCGTCGTTGTCGAGATGCCGGCACGGCGGCCGTCCGGCGTTTCCTCGTAGCCGATGAACAGGCCCTTGAAGTATTCGTGCCATGCGTCGGCGCTGTACTGCTTGCCGTTCACCCAGGCCAGCTCAGCGATCTCGTTCAAGATCGCCCAGTAGCGCTTGTTCTGCTCCAGCGTCCGCTTCGACTTGTGCTCGGCCACCGTCACTGACAGCGGGCGGCCGGTGCCGGCCAGCGCGCGCCAGTTGGACTTCAGAAAAGCCCAGAGATGGCGAGCGTTGGGCTCGTCGCGGAGAACAAAGGTGCGGAACAGCATCGCTAGTCGTCAGATTTCGAGCTTGATCGGCTTGACGCTGGTGCCGCTCAGCTCGAACTGCATGGAAGAGAGAATGGCCTTCTCGTAGGCGGCCAGACGCTTGGGTTTCACTGCTTGCTTGCGGATCATGTGTTTCTCCAATCTAGAAGGGTACGTCGTCGTCCATGTCGTCGAAGCCGGTGCCGGTCTTCGGCGGTGGCGCCCGGCCGGTCTTGGCCGCCGCGTAGGCGTTTTGCGCAGGCGCCGGCGCGGGTGAGGGCGCGCGGCGCTGTTGCTGCGGCTGGGCGCCACCACCGTCGCCCTGGCCCTCGCGCCCGCCGAGCATCTGCATCTGCTCGACGACGATCTCGGTCGTGTACTTGTCGGTGCCGTCCTTGTCCTGCCACTTGCGCGTTTTCAGGCGGCCCTCGAAGTAGGCGAGTGAGCCCTTCTTGAGGTACTCGCCCATGATTTCGGCGAGGCGGTCGTAGGCCACTAGGCGGTGCCATTCGGTCTCTTCGACTTTCTCGCCGCTCTGCTTGTCCTTCCAGTTGCGCGAGGTGGCGGCCGAGAGGTTCGCCACGGATGTTCCGGCCGGCAGGTATCGGATCTCGGGATCACGGCCGAGGCGCGCGATCAGAATCACCTTGTTGAGGCTGCTCATGGCTTCTCCCGCTGCTGCGCTTCGGCTTCGGCGGGCGGCTTGATCCAGCAGCCGCCGTGCAGGTTCTTCGGCTTGGTCTTCGCTGTCACCTTGGCTTGCGACGGCCAGTTGGCGACGCGGATGCGAAGGCCCGCGAAGCAGGCCCAGCCCTCTCCAGCCGCGACGCTCCCGCCAGCCGTGATGCCCCATCCGGCCTCGATGCTCCCGCCAGCCGCGACGCCCCAGCCAGCCTCGATGCCCTCGCCGGCCTTGATGCTCCCTCCAGCCGCGATGCCAAAGCCGGCCTCGATGCTCCCGCCAGCCGCGATGATCTCGCCGGCCTTGATGCCCTCTCCGGCCTTGATGATCTCGCCGGCCTTGATGCCCTCTCCGGCCTTGATGACCTCGCCGGCCTTGATGCTCCCTCCAGCCGCGATGCCAAAGCCGGCCTCGATGCTCCCGCCAGCCGCGATGCCATCGCCGGCCTCGATGCTCCCGCCAGCCGCGATGCCATCGCCAGCCGTGATGCCAAAGCCGGCCTCGATGCTCCCGCCAGCCGCGATGACCTCGCCAGCCGTGATGCTCAAGCCAGCCGCGATGATCTCGCCGGCCTTGATGACCTCTCCGGCCGTGATGCCCAAGCCAGCCGTGATGACCTCGCCAGCCTCGATGCCCTCGCCGGCGCGCAGCGCGCCGCCAAGCTCCGCGCTGAACTTCACCACGACGGAGCCGGCGAAGAAGAGGTGCTTCGTGTTGGCGATGGCTTCGACCTCCAGCACCGCTGTGGTGTCGGCGCCGGCATGGTCCATCAGCCAGTGCGCATCGCTGGGCCGGTCATCTGCCGCCATCGCATCCAGCACCGTCTGATATTCGGCCTCGCCACTCTCGAACCGGCGCAAGAACCACTCGTAGCCGTCGCGGCATGCGCCCCAGGCGCGCAACTGCGCCTTGGTGATCTTCATGCTCATGCGACCTCCGCGAAGGTCATGCGCTTAAAGATGGCGCGCGTGCGGCGCACGTCGCCGCAGCAGTAGTCGGCGACCTCGGAGATCCGGCCATCCCGGACCATCGGCCATACCTTCGATCCGTCCATGTCGTCCTTGCCGTCGATGCCGAAGATGCGGCACAGACGATCCATGCTGATGCGGTCTTTCACGCCCGACCATGCGGTCATCGTGTCGAACGCCTGATCGCTCCATGGCTTCGGGTCGCGCGGGAAACGGAAGGGCGGCCTGACGCCCAGCACCATCGCGCGCTGCCACAGGAAGCGGATGTCGAATCCGATCACGTTGTGGCCGATGAAGCGCGGGCCAGTGCCAGCGTCGAGCACGGCGCAGAAGAAGTCCTGCATCACCTTGCGCTCGGCAGCGATGGACAGGTCATCGACCGCGTAGCTGATCGGATCGGAGTCGTCGAGCGCGAAGGCGATCACGCAGACCTGGCCGAGGCCGCCGTCGAAGGAGGTGTTCAGCCACTGGCGCTCTGCCTCTGCCTCACGGTTCTCGCGCAGCCATTCAGCGATGCTGTCGGCCTTTTTGTACTGGGCCGGCGCGGTCACTGCCGCCTTGAACTCGTCAAGGATTCCGGGGATCTGGCTCGGGATTGTCTCGATGTCGAAGTAAAGGTTCTTCACGCGGGTTCTCCTTGATAGGTGCCGGCCGCGTCAACGTTCGCCGGCTCGTCGGCCGGGGTGTCGTCGGCATTGCCGTCGGGGTCGTTGCGGGCGGCGGCAGCCTTGAGCGCGGCGCCCTCGGACTTCCATAGGGCAGCGAAGCCGGTCTGAGTCTTGAGCCGGTTGTAGGCAGCGACCAGCGCGTCGGTTCCGCTCTTGGTCGCCTGCTGCAGCTCGGCCAGTATTCCGGCCGTCGCCTCGGCGCCGGTCTCCAGCCAGGCCAGCAGCGTGCGGCCGGTGTCCTCGCTGATCGGCTTCGGGTCGCCCAGGAATAGGCCCGTGCGATCCTTGCTGGCGATGGCGAAATGGCCATCGTGAACAATGTCCAGCACGGTTGTCATCTCGTATTCAAATCCGTCGCGCTGCTCGGCCTTCATGCCCAGCTTCACGACCTTCTTGCGGCCGTTCTCTTCGGTCTGCGTCGTCTCTGTCTTGCTGCGCATCGTGGCGATGACGTGCATGCGGGATCGCAGCAGCGCATCGAGGAACGCGCGGTGGCGCGGCGTGATGTCGTTCCAGGCTGACCAGCTATTGCCCTTGTATCTGGCGCGTGCCACCTCATCGACCAGCTCCAGGCAGCCGCCGACGCCCGTCCATTCGTGCGTCACGCTGTCGAGGATCAGCACGTCGTAGCCGGCCGCTTCAGCCGCATCGACGGCCTCGATGAAGCGCTCGGGCGAGTAGGGCGGCGCCAGTTCGAGTACGTCGAACTCCGCCAGGTGCGAGTACAGGCTCGCCGAGCCCTTCTCGGTGTCGATCACGGCGACCTTGCCGCCGATGCCCTTGGCAATCAGCAGCGCGCCGTGTGTCTTGCCCGATCCGCTCGGGCCTGTCAGCGCGAGGCGAAGCCTGGCCTTCTTCCTCACTGCCTTCTCGAATTTCATAGTGTTTCTCCTTGGGATGTTTCGTGGTCTGGGTTCTCGTCGCCGGGCCGGCATCCGTCATGGGCCGGAGCCGAAGATCCAGCGCAGCAGCGCGCGCCAGAACCTGTTCCGTTTGGAGTACGGACCCTCAATCACGCCCGGCGCGAACGCTGGGCATTGGCGGCCTTGCGAACAGCGACCGTCGCAGCAGAAGCGCTTCATGGCTCAGTCCCCGCAGTAGCGGCCAACGGGACGCGCCCAGCGCTCGACGGACTCGTCGATGGCGATCGGGTCGTAGTCAACCCAGGGCTGCATCTCGGCCTGGCTCTTGTCGGCGGCGCGGGCCTTTCGCCACATGACGAAGGCGCGGTACTGCGGCTTGTAGCGGTCGCGCACGTCGGCGCGCATGTTTTCAAAGCGGGTGGCCGGGAATACGTCCGAGCGGAGCAGCTCGGCGCCATGCGGCAGCAGCGCTTCCGGCTGCGGCGCGTCTGCCGCCGTCGATTGCAGGATGGTCGTGCTGGTCTCGGTGCAGCCGCTGGCCGTGAGGTAGGTAAGCTTGATGACCCAGGGCCAAAGGGTGCATCGTTCGGTGATCGCGGCCGTGTTGGCCGGGTTCATCGCTTCGGCCATGGCGGCCATCGCATGGGTGTTGTGCCGGGAGGGCATCTCGGTTCGCATGTTTCGATCCTTCTCTGTCGTCGTTGTTGAAAGCATCTACAGGCGAAGATTACAAACAACGCTTTAACCTTGTCAAGCGTTTATTGTGGCAAAGGGCAAAAAAAAGCTCGCCGAGGCGGGCCGGGCGAGGCGTAAGGCGTCCTTGCAACTGTCGCCGCAACAAAGGCTTGACTCTGATCGGCTCTTGATACAAGATGCGATTGTATCCACGATCAGAGACCAGACCATGACCACATCCATCAAGAAGGCGGTACTCGCCGCAGGAAGCCAGTCGGCCCTTGCCAGGGCCGTCAATGTCACTCCTCAGGCTGTGCATCAGTGGGTCGAATACGGCCGCGTGTCGCACAAGAAAGTCATCGACGTTGAGCGCGCGACCGGAGTGCCACGGCAGGAACTTCGTCCCGACCTTTACCCCGACGCGCCGGCCAAACAGGCCGCGTAGGCGCTGCCGTGCTGGTCGATGCGTTGAATGGGCGCGGCGTCGTGAGCCAGGCCGCGTTCGACTTTGAGACACCGACGCTTCCGGTCGCACGCGCCATCGGCGAAGCCGCGATGCGCTGCGCCATCGACCGGGCCGACCGCGACGAGCCGGGCTTCAGCGAGCGTGCCAAGGCCTTCGTGATTCAGTACCTGACCGAGCGCGGCACAGCGAGCGGCGAGGACATCACCGATGCCTGCAAGGCCGCCGGCATCGTGCCGGCCGATGATCGTGCGTTCGGCCCCGTGTACTCGACGCTCAGACGCCGAAGCGCCATCGCCTTCGCCGGCTTCTGCGCGCGCCGCAAGGGCCACGGCACGGCCGGTGGGTGCCTGTGGCGTCTCCATATGGCCGACGCACTTCGGCCCGCCGCAGCGTGTGATCCAGGCATCGGCGGCGTCTGCGCGGCCGGGCACATAGACCTTGCCAGGGGGCTTGTTCGGTGAACTACTACGAGCGCCACCTGGGCGACTACACCAAGGACACCGCCCATCTCTCGATGGTGGAGCACGGCGCCTACACCCTGCTACTGGACCGTTACTACAGCACGGAGCAGGGCATCCCGGCCGATCAAGCGCACCGCGTGGCCCGCGCTCGCAGCCGCGACGAGAAGGCTGCGGTGGATGCCGTCCTGGCCGAGTTCTTCACGCTGAAAGATGGAATTTGGGTGAACGGCCGAGCCGAGGAAGAGATCCAGAGGGCCACGGCGCGCATCAACGCGGCCCAGGCCAACGGCAAGAATGGTGGCCGCCCTAAGAAGATGAAAACAGGAACCCAGGCGAAACCCGGTGGGTTTCCGCCGGGTTCTGAAAACGTAACCCAGCAGAAAGCTCTCCATACACCAGACACCATACACCAAACAATAAAAGAGGCGCGCACAGAGCGCGGCGCGCGCGATGTCGATGTCGATTTCGATGTCGGTGATGCGAAGCCAACGCCCGGAGGGATCATCTGCCGAGCCCTCAAGGCCGAGGGCATCACGTCGGTGAACCCCGGCCACCCGACGCTGCTGGCGCTGCTTGACGCCGGGGCGACCGAGGCTGAATTCCTCGGCCTGGTGGGCAAGGCCAGGGACAAGCGCGATCCGTTCGCCTACCTGCTCGGCGCCCTCGCCAGCCAGCGCGAAGAGGCGGCGCTGCGCGCGAAGGGACTGCATCACGGCGCCATGCCAGAGGCCGATGACCGCAAGGCCCGCCAACTCGAAACCGCTGCCCTCATGACCGGTGGCGCCGCGCCTCCGCAACGGCCCCCGCGACCACAACCGATGGATGTCGTCGATGTCACTTCCAGACTCCTGGGTTGAGCGCATCTGGGCCACGATGCGCGCGACCTACGGCGCAGCGTTTGACCGGCAATGGGAGTGCCCGGCCGGCGTCGATCCTGTGCAGCATGTCGCCGCCATGAAGGCGCACTGGGCGCGCGAGCTATCCGCCTATGAGAAACGCCCGGACGGGATTCGGTATGCCCTCGAAAACCTGCCGGATCGACCGCCCAACCTTGTCGAGTTCCGCAAGGCCTGCAACAGCCGACCCGACTACGTTCAGAAGCAATTGCCCGCGCCGACAGCGGACCCTGCGCGCGTACGCGAGATCCTGGCGGGGCTCAAAACGTCCCTTCTTCGCCACCCGTCTTGTGCTCCGCGCGATATGCTCGCGCAGCGGCTTCGCGCGCGCATGCAGGCCGGAGAGAAGTTGACGATGTTCCAGCGCGACTTCATTCGCGCGTCAGAGCGCGGGCATCAGGAGATTGCGGAGTGATCAACTTCACGCATTCAACACCCGACGAGCGCGAGCAACTGCTCGGCAGCGAGTTCCGAAACATCCACGTCATCGACGCCTGCACCGAGGGCCAACACTGGGTCACCAAGATCCTCTGGCAGGGCGAAGTGCTCGTGCTGGTTGGCGGTCCCGTGGAAGGCTTGCGTGTGCATCTCGCTGGGCGCCAGTCTGGTGGAGGTTCGGCATGATCCGAATTCACGGCGGCAAAGCCAGGGCCGAGGTGGTGCTGCCGATGCGCCTGCCGGCCTGCATGGGCGGCTGGTGCGAGCTGCGCGACGACTGCACGCGCTACCACGCCAAGACCGGCGCCGATCCGGTCGAACGCCTGTGCAATCCGGGCCGCGACGGCATGATCGACGGCTATCCGGTTCGCATCGTGCGCCCCGTCGGGACATGGGAGCGGCGGCACGAGGCTGCGGCCCTGTTGCGCGCGGCGCAGCCATTCGACGCGCTGGTGGATCGCGCATGATCTGGCCCATGCAGACCACCAGCGCCAAGCAGCGTACGCAGGCCCTTGGTCGACTCAAGGCCGGGCAGCGCAACAAGACCGAAGCCGCCTACGAGCAGCACCTCGAGGCCCGGCGCCGTGCCGGCGAGGTCGCGTGGTTCCGGTTCGAGGGCGTGAAGCTGCGCCTGGCCGACAGCACGTTTTTCACGCCAGACTATGCTGTGATGCTGACCAGCGGCGAGTTCGAGCTACATGAGGTGAAGGGCTATTGGCAGGACGACGCCAGGGTCAAGATCAAGGTCGCGGCCGAGATGTACCCGTTCCGGTTCATCGCTGTGAAGAGGGTAAAGAACGGCTGGGAGACTGAGGCGTTCGAATGACAGAGGAGCCGGTGTTCCGCTCGGTGGGTCAGGCGCTGCACGTCTCGTACCTGATGGCGATCCTGCCGCCGACGCAGCGGGTGAGTACCCAGGTGCTGATCGACAGCCTGCGCGGGCAGTTCGGCAAGACCGAGAGGCGGATCGGCTCGACGATCAACATGGGCGGCATGTCGCCGCTGGAGTTCCGGGGCCAGTGCGCGCTGGTCACAGCTGCTGCGCGTCATCATCTGCCGCCGCCCGAGCATGCGGCCGTGCGAGCCCGCTTCGGACACCTGACCACCAAGGTCGAAGGCGTTCTGGCACTGGCCGAGTACGTGCAGCCGGCGTCTGGCGTCAGCAACGCGCTAGCCGTTGGCTTAATCGTCTGGAGACAGTATCACCGGGTCAGTCAGCGCGCGCCTGATCGCTGGAGCCTAAGCGCGATTGAGAAGAAAACGGGGGTCACTGTGCATGCGCTGCGCCGCTGTGCCGAGATCGCGCGCAAGATAGGCGAGTCGCTGGAGGTTCGGGCCGAGAGCCGGCTGGCCGAGTTGTTCGAGCGGACTGGACTGACGCCACGGCGCGAGGAATCCTTACACAGCGCTTGACAGGCCGCAAACTCGCACCCAAAATCAGGCATCTTTGGAAAACCCCGCCCGGCGATCAGCTTGGCTGGGTTTTTTGCATTCTGGCGGCGTAGCTCAGTCGGTAGAGCGCGGGGCTCATAACCCCGCTGTCGCACGTTCGAGTCGTGCCGCCGCAACCATCTTTCCGGGGCATTTGTCATTGATGGCTCAAGCGGCGCCACGGTTTTGCACGTACCCTGGTTGCGGTGTCGTCGTTCCGGGGGCCAGTAGGTGCCAGAAGCATCGACATGAGCAACGTGGTCGCACAGCCAAGCGGCGAATCCGAGGCAGGAAGTGGATGGAGATCAGGGCTCGCGTCCTCAGTCTCGAGCCTCGCTGTGCGCTGTGTCTGGTTGTCGGGCGGTTGAGGGCAGCGACAGAGGTAGATCACATCGTTCCCCTAGAGCGCGGCGGATCTGACAACGACCACAACTTGCAGGGCCTTTGCCACGAATGCCACGTCGAGAAGACCGCGCGTGAGCAGGCCGAGCGAGCCGCATAGCGGTCGATAGGGTCGCTCAGCTGGGTCGTCGCCACCACCGCACCAACGGATACGCGATCGCGGCGCCACGGGTCACGGCGATAGGCTGTCGCGGCGTCCTGGAGCGATGGGGCGAGGGTAGGGGGGGTCGAATCCCTGCGGCGCTCGAGCCGGAAACCGCGCCTGAGCACAGATTTTTGCGCGCGCAGGTTTTATGGGGTGGGGGGTCAAAAAGGGAGAGCTCAGGATGGGCGCACGGGGACCGATCGGTAAGCCGAACGAGCTGAAGCTGCTCGAAGGCGGCCGGGGCCATCGTCCTCTTGACTTGACGTCCATGTTCCGGCCTGAGGTCGGACTGCCGTCGATACCCAAGCACCTGACGCCTCTCGGTCGCAAGGCATGGAAGCGATTGACTCCAGAGCTGGTCCGCTACAACCTGTTGAGTATCGTCGACCGCGACGCGCTGGCGATGCTCTGCCAGACCATCGGCCGCATCGAGCTCGTCGAGACGAGCCTGGCTGCCACCCAGTCGTTGTTGGCCAGCCGAGGCGAAGATCCTGCCGCCGCGCTGCTCAGCTCGACGCCCAACGGCATGAAAGTGCAGCACCCGCTCTACCAGGTGCTCAACCGAGAGATGGAAAAGGCCCGCAACCTGCTCGCCGAATTCGGGCTCACGCCGGCGCAGCGCGCACGGGTCAGCACCGCGATCCGCGCCCAGGCTTCGCTGTTCGACGTCAACACCTCCGACGGTCGCCCGGGTGCGGCCGCCGAGCCCGCAAGACCCGCCGGCTTCTCCGGCTTCGATTGACCCGTGGCCGCCAGCTACTTCGACCGCGCGTTGGCCTACGCGCGGCGGGTGACTGCGGGCGAAGAAGTCGCTGGGCGCCTAGAACGCCTGGCCTGCGAACGCTTCCTCGGCGACCTTGGGCGCCAGGGCACGCCAGATTTTCCCTACGTTCTCGACGATGCGACGCCCGTTGTCGGCAAGCGCACGCGGGGCGCCAGGGCCTGTGAATTCCTGGAGTTGCTGCCGCATATCAAGGGGCAGTGGGCGCGGCCCGAATACCGGGACGGGCGTCTGCATTACAGGAAATTGAGTCTGGAGGACTGGCAGGTGTTCATCGTGCTCAACATCTTCGGCTGGCTGCACATGAACACCGGGCTGCGCCGTTTCCGCCGCGTCTATGAAGAGGTCGCTCGCAAGAACGCCAAATCGACGCTGGCTGCCGGGATACTGCTGTTCTGCCTGGCGGCCGATGGCGAGCCGGGCGCCCAGGTCTTCAGCGCCGCCACCACCGGTGACCAGGCGCGCCTAGTCTTCGACGACGCCCGCCATATGGCGATGCGCGAGCCCGAGTTCGTGGGGCGCTTCGGCGTCAGCGTGGCCATGCACGACATCACCGTGCCGGCCACTGCCAGCAGCGCCAAGCCCCTCAACGCCGAAGGCTCGACGCTCGACGGGCTGAACATCCACGCCGCTATCGTCGACGAGCTGCACGCCCACAAGACCCGGGCCGTCTATGACGTGCTCGACACCGCCACCGGCGCCAGGGCGCAGCCGCTGATCGTGATGATCACCACCGCCGGCAGCGACCGCAGCGGCGTCTGCTACGAGCAGCGCGACTACACGGTCAAGGTGCTCGAGCGCACCAGCGTCGACGAGAACTGGTTCGGCATCATCTACACGCTGGATGACGGCGATCTCTGGCATGACCCGGCCGTCTGGCGCAAGGCCAATCCGAACTACGGCGTCAGCGTCCTGGTTGACGACATGCAGGCGGCCTGCCGAAAGGCGCAAGCACAGCCGTCTGCACTTAACAATTTCCTGACCAAGCGACTCAATATCTGGGTCAACGCCGACACCGCCTGGATGGACATGCGGGCCTGGGAGCGGTGCGGCGACAAGACGCTGCGCGTCGATCGCGTGGCGCATCTTCCCTGCGTCTCGTCGCTCGACCTGGCCAGCAAGGTGGACGTGGCCGCCCAGGTGCGCCTCTTCCGCGACGACGAAGCCGACCGCTACTACCTGATCCCGCGCTTCTG